CTGACCGCTGGCGCTTCGTATAAGGCGAGCTTTTGGCATGATGATGCTGATCCGGCGGATGTTGAGACGACGGCGGCTTTTACCCCGGAAGATGCGGACGTTGGTACGTTCACGCTTACCGGCCAGGGCGTAAACCTATTAGCCGATAGAAATCTCGCAGCAGACGCCGGCCAGTTCGTCGTCACAGGCGGCGCGGCCGGACTGATCGCGGCACGCAAGCTCGCAGCAGACGCTGCAACGTTTGCGCTGACTGGCATAGACGCCGGTCTGACTTACACGCCAGTTGGTTCCTATTCGCTGACTGCAGACGCAGGTGCGTTTTCACTGGCCGGACAGGCGGCTGACCAGCTTGCGGATCGTGCGCTTCCTGTCGCTGCGGGCGTTTTTGCGCTGACAGGCATAGACGCAACGCTGACATACACGCCGTCCGGTAGTTACAACCTGGCCGCAGACGTTGGCATGTTTACTTTGTCAGGGCAGAATGCCGGGCTTATTGCAACGCGTTCACTGTCTGCAGATGTCGGCGCGTTTACGCTGACAGGCCAGGATGTCGAATTCGCTTACGGCGTCGCGCTCGATGCGGAAACGGGCAACTATACGCTGACCGGAGTCGATGCGGAATTCTCGCGCACGTATGCGATAGAAGCGCAGGCCGGAGAGTTCGTATTGACTGGCATTTCGGCTACGCTGTCCTATTCTGAAAGCATTACGCCGATGCCGCATGCGGCGCTTGTATATAGCGGCAAATCGGCCGCTTTGGTTTATCCTGGGCGAAAGACCGCCCGCGTTAATTAAGAGGGCAAGAAATGGCTACGTTTAATAAGTTCCAGTCTTTCGTCGAGGCGCTCGCGGAAAAGAAGCACGATCTCGGCGCAGACCAGCTCGTCATTGCGCTTACCAACAGTGCGCCGCTTGCGACTGACGCAGTGCTGACTGACCTGACCGAAATCATCTACACCAACCTGTCGAGCCGTAACGTCACCACATCGTCGAGTTCGCAGACTTCCGGCACGTACAAGCTCGTTTGCGCAGACCTGGTGCTGACCGCAACCGGCGCCGTCGGGCCTTTCCGTTATGCCGTGCTGTATAACGGCACCGCGGCCAATGACGAGCTGATCGGCTACTGGGATTACGGCAGCAGCATTTCGCTGGCCAACGGCGAAAGCTTCACTGTGGACTTTGACGCGGCAAATGGAGTCTTGACGCTGGCATGACCTGCGCAACCGTAATCAATGTGCCGGTGTATACCGGCCGCGACAACGACTTTGCAATCGCGCTCGAGTCGCCAAGCGGCGGGTATATGTCCGACCTGTCCAGCATCACCCGTGTGACGCTGACGGTTGGAGAAACAACGGTCGATTCAGCGGTGGACGGCTCCGAGGTGGTCTGGTGGACCGACACCGATACTTACCTAAACGAGACTGTCGGTGTGATCAAGTTCAGGCTAGGCGGTGTCGGTCTGACTGCTGGAACGTACACGGATTGTGCGCTTGTGTACTACACCGCTGAGGCCGATGACGGTTGGCAGGTCGATAACCCGATCAAGGTAGTTGTAAAGTGATCTCGCTCGCAATGGATCGCGCAATGGCTGTCGTGCAGTATCGCAGTGTCGGCGAGCAGGTTACTTATGAGTCGCTTGCCGGCCAGGCCAAGACCGTTTACGCGATCATTACCGCGACCAGCACGACCGCTGCTGGAATCGACGTGCGCGCGCCAGAGGCCGATATTGTTGGGCGCGTGCAGTCTGCCGACGTGACGACGCCGCGCCGCGGAGACACGATCACGGACGCGGATGGCACGGTGTACGAGGTCGACGGCGTGATCGAAGAAACCCGCGTCGAATGGATACTTCAGCTAAGGCGCTGCAATGGCTGATCCTATCTCATTGCAGATCCTTGAAGCGATCCGCTACCGGCTGACAAAGATCAGCGTGGCGGCCGGGTATAACACCACGCCTTGTTCTGTGCGACTCGGAACGCAGTCAGTACTGCCTGAAGACGTGGCAGACGGGCCTGTCATCAGTGTGTTTGATCTTGGTGACTCTGCGGAAAGATCCGGCCATCTTGGTTCGCACGATTCTCGAATCGAGATTGTCGCCGTAGTAGAAGGCGTGCAGGTAAACAACGGCGCAGAGGCTACCGAGTCGCTGCACCTGCTGATTCAGGACATACACCGCGCCGTTTTTCTGGCCGCGGACACGCGACTTTCCGGCCTGGTTCTTGGTGTAGAGCGCGGAGACAGGACGGTGATATATCCCGATGCGGGCGGCAACCTCATCGGCGTAAGACAGGAGGTGCGCGTCTCGTACCTCGAAACATATGGCAACCCGTGAGGATTGAACAATGGCTGATTTTCTTCCCGAAGTAGTTTTGCAAGTTGGCGATGGCGCAACGCCGACCGAGGCTTTTGCCAACATAGACATGGACCTCATCGGGTTCAACTACCCGAATGCCGTCGCCGAACTTAAGGATGTCACCGATTTTGCGTCAGACGGGTTCCGCGAATACATTGCTGGACTTAAGGACGGCGCTGATCTTGAGTTTCGTTTTCACGATGACTTGACCAGCACGAAACGCGCCGGACTTATTACTGACCAGGGCAATGGAGCCACGCGCAATTTCAAACTGACTTACAGCGACGGCACGAAGACTGAGACGACATCTTTCGCACTTGTCGTCCAGCGCGCATCTCCTGACAGTATCCAGGCCGGTGACGTTGGCGTGTTCGTGCTGTCCGGCAAACAGTCCGGTGCTTCTACTTCCGCGGTGACGCCGTGAGTGTATTTCTGAAAGCTGCGCCGCAGACGCGGACGGTTGCATTGCCTAACGGCGATGAGGCAACCGTCCGCGGTCTGACCACGGCAGAGGCATTGCAGGTAAAACTGCTTGCAGGTCGCGGAGAATTGCTAGAAGCGTTTTTTCTCATGGCCGCTTATGGGATCGACGGTTTGTCTGAGTCAGACATTCCTGATCTAAAAGAGCGCGGCGACGAGGAAGCTTTGACGGCAGCCGTTGCTGTAATACGCGAGCTTTCAGGACTTGGCGAAACTGCCGTAGAGGATTCGGCAAAAAACTGAGAAAGCGCCCTGAGCGGCGCTTTCTGTTTCGCCTGGCGTTGGCACTAGGCCGGACGGTTGGCGAACTGGAAGCGCAAATGCCAGCAGCAGAGTTTGCCGAGTGGCAGGGTTACTGGATGCTGGAGCCTTGGGGCGCTACTCGGGAAGACATGCACGCATCACGGATAGAAGCGTTGCTGTACAACGTGAACAGGGCAAAGGATGCGCCTGTTAAGTCGTGGCCTGAGTTCATGTACCGCGACAAGTGGCAGGCAATGGAAGATCAGAAAGCGGAGTTTGCAAAGTCGGTGCTTGGGTTTATACGTCGCAACAATGAGGCTATAAAAAATGGCTGATCCACGCGCTAACTTCATCATATCCGCCGAAGACCGCACGGGCCGTGTCTTGCGCCAGGTGCAATCCAACATGCGCGGCATCGAGGTAGCTGGGCGCAGACTGATCGGCGCGCTTGCTGCTGTCGGTGGCGGCCTGTCGTTTGTCAGCACGGTGCGTAACGTCGAGGTGCTGCGCGCAAGTCTCGAGACAGTTACCGGCGGCACACGCGAGGCGGCTGCAGCGTTTGGCGATCTGCAGAAATTCGCGGCTCAGACGCCGTTTAGCTTACAGGAAGTGACGCAGGCTTTTGTAAGGCTCAAGGCGCTTGGACTGGAGCCGACGACCGAACTGCTCACCAGTTTCGGAAATACGGCGTCGGCATTCGGTAAGTCGCTGATGCAATTTTCAGAAGCGGTTGCAGACGCGATAACTGGAGAATTCGAGAGATTAAAAGAGTTTGGTGTTCGCGCATCGCAACAGGGCGAAAACGTAGCGTTCACGTTCCGCGGCGTCACGACCGTAGTTAGAAAAAATGCCGACGAGATCAAGCGCTATCTGACAGAGATCGGAAACACCGATTTTGCCGGCGCGATGGAAAGGCGTGCGCAAACACTGGATGGCGCGCTTTCGAATCTTGGCGACTCTTTCGAAA